CATACAATCTTGGCGGATTGTGTGATGAAGGTACTGATGACTACGGTACTTTGTTTGGTCAAGGAATTGGCGGAACTGCTGGTGGCGGAACCGGCCTTGGAACACTAAGCACTCGTGGCGTTGTAACTCTTGGACCAAGAACAAGCTTTGGATCTGGAAAGGTAACTGTATGGCACCAACAGGGTCTGTATGGTATTACTTCGGATGCATTTAGCGCAGCAAGTGCTCCAGCTGCAACAACTGATTTAAACACTGCTCTGTATTCAGACAGTGCTGATACTACTGCATCTAATCTTGGAAAGTGGACTACAGATTCAACTTTGGCTGCTGGCTCGGAAGAGTCTGGTCAACTTGGAATTAACGTAGGATTCCAGAGAGATAGATCTCTCGTCTCAACAACGTCGTCTTCAGTAGGTGAAACAGCGACAAATGAACACATGGTAGTTTTCTACCTTGGCAACTCAGCGGTATAGGAGGAAAAAATGTCTAATATATTTAATACACATGGTGAAATCAATGCCTCCAATGTTCAAGAAGCTTTGGGGCAAATTGTCAAGTATGCTTCGATCATTGAAGATCTTCAGCCTTCAAGCAACGCACAGGTAACTGCGCCTAGCTTAAATGACGGCCAGAGAGATGAAATGATTAAGCGTGCTTTAATGACTCAAGAAGGTAAGATTGCCTTGGGTCAGGCTATGGCTAACCCAATCCGTAGAAACCTCGATTATCAAGGCGTTGCTCGCAAGGCTCTTGTTGTCGATCCACTTCCACAGGGCGCCTTGCCAGTTTATGACCGTGATATCGACGTAGCGGCTGTTGTTGTTTCTAGCAACGGTTCTGCACCAGAATCACGTGTCTTTGGTGACCGCGTGACGATTCCAGAGTTTGAAGTTGTTTCAAACCCGACCGTCCGTATTGCTGAAGTTAAGCGTCGTAGATTCAACGTTATTGATCGTGCCCAGCAAAAGGCACGTCAGGAAATTCAGGCCCAGGAAGATGCTAACGTCTTTGCTGCCCTAGAGTTTGCTGGCGCTACTACTGGTGGCGGAGAGAACACTGAACAGACTCTCGATCCTATGACTGCAGCAGTTGGTGGACCTGGAGATAGCAATACATTGCAGAAGACAGGTATGCTCAACTTGAAGCGTCAGATTGATCGTTGGGACTTAGTTACTTCTAAGTACTTCCTCAACATTAATGAATTTACTGACATTCTTGATTGGGAGTCCGCTGGTGCAACCGGTGCGTCTTCTGTTGATCCAGTCACTCAGCGTGAATTGCTTCAGACCGGCCTTTATGGACACATCTTTGGTGCCGATATTATCGTATCCAAGGTTGTCCCTGTTGGTCGTGCTTTCGCTTGCGCTGATCCTGAGTTCGTTGGTGTGATGCCTGTCCGTCAGGACATTGAGGTACTTCCTGCCGATGAGCCCAAGCAGCTTAAGCTTGGTTGGGTTGTAAACGAAATCATTGGAGTTGGCATTGTCAACCCACGTGGTGTAGCTACTGGTGTCTTAACTGGCGGATGATCCCTTGTGGTTTATTCCCGGATAATATCTAACTTAAGGCGTGGTGGAGGCAACTCCATCACGCTTTTTGTCTTTTAGGAGAAATAATGAATTCTGACAAATTGCAATCTAGATTAAAATATATAAACGCAACATCTTTGCAGGATCGGGCCAAAACATCTGTCTTTTCAAGGCGTGGAGAAAACTATGTAGAGCCTGACGAAGAAGAAGAGGAGGCTAAGAAGTTTGAAACATTTTTTGATTATGAAGAAGAGCTTTCTGGCTTAAAGCCTGCTGCAGAACAATATACTGAGATGACTGAAGAAGAGAATAATGATCCATATATTGTTTTAGAAGATAAGGATCCAAAGTTATTTAATGATTATAATCCAATTGAGCTAGAAGAGGCAGGAGATGAGGCTGTAACTTTAGAGGAAATCTCTTCTAATTCAATCACGATGGAGGAAGCGCTTGATAAGCCAAGCTATATGGACGTAAAGGGTTTTGAGTTTATTCAGTGTGAACATATTAAAAAAGATGGGCTTAGATGCAAGAGGCAGGCTAAAAAGAAAGAAACTCTTTGTGCATCACATAAAAAAATGTTAAAAATATCGTAAGTATGATTAATTATTTACATATTTTTATCAAAAATCTTATAAGTATTAATATCTTTACATAGAATGGCGGTTCGTGGGCAGATGCAAGCATCTACTACTATTACCCGTTATTTACAGAAGTATTAGGTAAATAGGAAGTTATTAATGAATGAATTTACTACATCAGATTTAGGGCTAGCTGCTTTTATGTTTATGAGAGGCCTTAAGCTTATAAGTGCAAAAAAACTCGCAAACGGCAGATTTGAGTTTATCCTGAACGATGAAGACAATAACGCTCAAGCATTATCTATAGAATATGTGAGCAGCGAATTTTGTCAATTTGACAATCAGGTTAGAACTCTTAAAAAGATTTTGTATTCCGGTACCTAGCTGGAAAAGTCAAGCCCCCAAACGCAAGTCACATCTACATTTCCATGATTGTTAGTTGGGTCTATGCGAATGCCCAACACATCACCTGCGTTAAATGAATTGTTTGACGAAAAGACTGCAGTATATATGGAGCTGCAGATACTCTATCCTTAGAATATTTTAGCAGTGACTTCTGCAAATTCGACAACCAAGTAAGATCGCTTAAAAAGCTTCTTTATTCAAGATAATATCACCCTGCGTGATATGTACACGCTATTAGTTTTGTTGCTTGCGCCTCTTGGGTCCAATCAACTGATTCAAACGCTTTAGCTACAGTATAGTTTGTCATATTTTCACTGGCCTGCTTCATCCCGTGCCCGGCCGTATTTGAGGTGCATATAAAATCACCAATTTCAATATTGCCACCTTCAGAGCATACTAATACGTGTCCATCACCAACCGAGTATACTGAGTGTCTAGCTGGAGGCCCCTCGATTCCTCCGTTGTCACTGCTATAGCAGCCTAAAATAGATTTTTGCATTTCTGAGACAGATTCTGTTACGTTATATACGACACTCCTCTCTGTGCTGATCGTAGATGTTGCACATACAATTGTTCCATAATCATATGAGTGGCCACTTGGTATTTCCGCCGGGTGCTCACCCGTAAAGGCTGCATATGAAACGGTGGTGCCTGTAAAATTTATAGAGCCTACCCAGGTACCATTGCCGTCAGCGAAAGCTGCGGCGTAATTAGTGCCGGATCCAGCATCATCACCGCAGGAAATATAGAGGCCTCTTCGGCCGCTAGAGTCGCCATCATTATGAAGCTTAAGACAGTAAGAATCTGAATGGTTTGCATACATTGCATAAGTAGCGCTAATTCCACTTGTTGGGTCTGGAGTTCCGAAGCCAATGCGGCCGTCATGCGTAATTCGCATTCGTTCGGTAAGGTCATCATCGCTTATTTGGTTCGTCGCAAAAACCAAATCTGTATCGTGTTGGGTCGAGGTGGAACTGGCACAGACGGCCACAATGGCTGCACCTATTGAGTCTGCGTCTGTTTCTGTAGACACATCAAAAGCAATACCGGCAAAGGCATCAAGCGTATCAGTATTATTTCTCAATGTAAGTAAAAAGTCGTTATAAAGCTCATTGCTGGAGCCTCCGAAAGGCCATGTTGTTAAGTCTACTTCTTCTAAATGCAATAAAGATTGGGGAGTAGTTACTCCTATACCAACCCTATTATTTGCTGCATCAGTTCGAATTATTGATACGCCATTATCACCCATTACTTGAAAATCAACATCATTATTAGAGTTATTAATGGTTACTAACCCATTGCCCTCGTCAATCTTTATCATTGATTTGCCGCCAGCCTGTATGTTTATATCATCATCTTGAAACCTGATATATGTATTTGGATCACCACTATGATAAATATATTCATCAACACCTATATTGCCCCCCACGTCTAGTGTGTAGGCCGGATCTTCCTTCCCTATTCCAACTTTTCCATCCGGCGTAATTCGCATTCTTTCTGTAAGTCCATCGTCGCCCGCATCGTTTGTGGCGAAAACCAAGCATGTGTCATGCAGGGCGGAATTAGTACTGCTGCAGTGGGCCGCAATAGCAGCACCAATGCTATCAGCGTCAGTTTCTGTAGAAATGTCAAATGCAATTCCAGCAAAGGCGTCCTCTGTATTTGTATTGTTCCTTAGTGTAAGAAGAAAGTTTGAATACTCCTCATCACTAGATGAATTTGTTGGCCAAGTAGTATTGTCTATATGCTCTAAGTGTAGCAAAGACTGTGGAGCCGATACTCCTATTCCAACTTTCCCGGTGTTATCAATCCTCATTCTTTCATCTGGGCCGGCATTGCCTCCGTTTATTTGAGTGTAAAATCTTAGA